CCTCGGTAGGGGGTGTCAGAGACCAGCACATCTCCAACCCGAGGCAGGGCCGAGCGGGACAAGTCCAGCTCGGCCAGGATGGACCCTAAGATCGGGTCCTGACGGGAGACCTCCGAAGATTCCACGGCCAGCACCACCAGGCCACTGGACACCTTCGGAGTCAGATAGCGAGAAATGCGATGCACGATAGACTGCAGCCTGTCATTGACAACAGACGGGCAGCGGACATCGCGCATTTCCCGGACTGCTCGTTGTACGGTGATGGGTGCCGGCGCCTGGCGCCAGTGCCCCGTGGCCTCGGGATCTCGGGCCTTGCGCAGGGCCTTCCAAACCCTGCGACCGAGATCACTCTTGGCGTCACCGTGCATGAACATGTCCGGATGGACTGCAAAGTCAGCCTTCGCCAACGCCTTGGTAAGAGCCGATGTGATACGGCTCACTCTAGGTAGACCGGCCTCGTGTGGAACGAGGTCGGCACGCTTGAGACCAAGGATGTTTGACTCGGCCACCTGCCTGGCTTGCCGCTTCCCGAGTGGAGCAGCGGACGGCAGTTGGCTTCGGTTGACTAATCCGAGAATTTTCGACCTTTGGGCACGAGTGAGGAGCTGCCAGGAACCAATCTCTTGGTCCGGCAGGATCCCTCCCAAGGCCTTCGGGAAGAACGTCCATGGTTTCACGGAGTCGTAGAGAGCGGTTTTCACCGCTGCTTGGAGCACGCAAGCAGGGATGCCAGCCAAAGCTTCCCTGTCGGGGAATGAAGGAAAGACACCCCCATAAGGGTCCTTCCTCAATCCCCCACGTGCCGACAGCAGTGCAGGGATGTATGGAACACCCTTGCACCTCACGACCCGGTACACCACGGCCCCTGGGACCTCCACTGGTTTGCCCCCTTCTGATCTGGGGGCGCGTGGGAGTCTCAGGGTTTCTCGGCGCAGTTCATAGACGCGTTGGGCCAAGACACCGAGCCTGGGTCCCCTGTAGAGCTTCGACCTGTTTTCACGAAGGCCGATCTCTGCAAGGGCCATGGCATAGGCGTCATACTGCTCGGCTGTGCAGAGGAGGAGCGCATCATCACCTACGAAGGCGCGGTGACCTTCAGGGATGCCCGCTTGCTCTGCTGCCCAATCGTTCAGTAGGCTGAGGACAAACCATCCCCCAGCCTGGCCCATGAGGAGACCTTGCTTGCTCCAGATCTCACGTCGAGGCGACCGGTACGAGCCTGCTAGGACTCGCTGGGGCGCACTCGCGGAGAGGAGGGCTTCACGCTCCGCCTCCGTCACCAATCGCCCTACTCCTGACCAGACTGCGCGCGCAACTGCATGTGGGATGTAGTCCGTCGCGGAAGTCAGGTCAGCTGAGAAAAGCTCGAGCCCCTCACCGGGGTTGACACCTCGCATGAGGACGTCTTGAGCTTTTGCCAGGCCCGGAGAGAACCGGGGGAGTCGGCGTATGGTGTTGAGGAGCGTAGCGTTAGCTGACTGCAAGGCTACTGCGAGACCAGTGTCATCTGGAACAGTGACCACCCGGGTCTTAAGCCCGGGCTCTGGTAGCACTCGGACGAGCTGCTTCGCGGCGTTCTCCCCTACCTTTCGGACCTGAGGTCCAAACGGTCGGGATTGCGCCGCCCACAGCTCACGTCGGGGCACGGTCTTACCCGTGCTGGGGTCTACGACCTTGCCGACGCCGGGTGCAACCAGGCGAGGGTTCCTGTTCCATTGGCGCTGCGCAACGGTGGCTACCCTCTCAGCGTGCTCACGGACAGACTCGTACACGCCCCGTCGAATACGTTCGAAGTGGGCGTCCAGGTCAACATCCGTGAGCCGTTCCATGAGGGCATCCTCCGCCGCGGCCGTTTCGTCCTGGGTAAGTGTGTCCCAGGTCGGCACGAGCCTCCCGCAGAGCCCGACTTCGGTGAGAAGCCGGGTGCCAGCAGTCAACCGTCCTCCGCTGGCAAGGCGGATAATCCGCCAAGACCAGTTAGGGAGTTTCGCAAGGAGAACCTTCGTACAAGAGACCCCGCGTGAAGATCCCGCGGCTGCACACGCCTCCACCAGGCAAGTGTGACAGAAAGTCTTCCACTGTCGCGCGAACTCCTTCGGATGCAAGAAGATGCACCTCCGGAGTACGCGCATCAGGGAAGCCAGTGCTCTCCTGTGTTTCTGGTTCTTCCTCTGCTGTCTGGATAAGATCCGGACAGCCGCGTCCACATTTCTCGCTAGGTCAAGTGCAAAGCGTAGCTTCGCACTGGGCTTTCCCGTTTCTACGTCGGCTAAGAGCCTCCGCATGGGGAGAGACGCGCCACTCTGCGACTCCCACCTAAGCCAAGCTCCGACAGCAAAACAGTTAATAGGGAGACCTGTATAACTGTTACCGT